ACTAAATTACCATCTTTATCCTTAGACTTTATAACTGATTTAGCTTTACTTTTAGCATCTGCCATTATGTCATCTATCATAGAGGATTTCCTGATGCGTCTACGTTCTCTGTAGGCATATTCTTTACTAGGTCTGAAAGATATGCTTTACCTGAAAGCAGACTCTTCCTCATCTCATAATTTGCAGTATTTCTTATAGCCTTATCCCCTTCTCTAAGAACTACACCTAATGTCTTTCTTGTTAGGGGAGACATAGAACCCTTTACTGCTAATCCTGTCAGAGCTGCTATAGAAGCCACTCCTCCTAGACTTAATGCTGTATATGCCAAAACTTTAGAACCGTATAGTGGAACTCCCATAAGAACTGCAGCAGAAGCTGCTGTAGCACGACCTTTATTGACTCTCAATATGTTTTGAAAGAATTTAGTAAGTTTTGCTCCTTCCTTTGCAACTTTTGGAGCTAACATATCTATAGCCCTATAGTTTAGGTTTTGCTGTGTTCTTCGTATGGCTATAGAATTTAATGGGGGTATAACAGCATCTATATGAAAGTTCATTGCATTTCTTATTTCTTTTGCAAACATACTCTGTATTCCTGTTGCTGAACCTTCTAATATTCCTGCATTAACTTCATTTTTCATAAACAAATCCCACTCTACTCTTGCATTGTGGACTCCTTGTGGAGTATTTTTATGCTTATTTAAAATTTTATTTGCAGCTTTAATATAATTATCTACCTTGGTGAGAATAGTTTTATCTCCTTGAAGATAAGGCATTTCATCAAGTTTCTTCGCTATATTTTTTTTCATTGTTTCACCAACCCAATGAATAGGTATTTTTATATCTTTGTGTTGTATTAAAATTTTACCTATCTCATCATTAAGTGTTGTCTGAGATTTATCTACTACTATCTTTGTTTGGGAAGGACCTTTATTTGGTTTCACACCTTTTAAACTGGCTAAATAATCTATAACTTCTTTTTCTGAAGCAGTAAAACCTAAAACTGGTCTTTTAAGTTGAGTAGGACCTTTAATCGTACTTGCACCTTTAACATTTTTTTCGGTTACTGCAGGAGCTAACATTCTTTCTAGGTCCAATTTCTTTGTATTCTTTTCAGATTTTAATGCTGAAGATATAAGTTGTTCACTTCTTTTTGTTGCGAACTGAGAACCCTCTACCGGACCTAATTTATTTTTGAATCTAACAGGCATAAGTACAAGTCCAGTGTTAACTACACTCTCAAACAAACCAGCTTTATCAGGGTTATTTTTTTTCCATTCTTTATAGTCTTCAACAGTTCCAGCAAAGGCTTCTTGAGCTTCTTGACCACCTTCTGTGTTCATAGTCCACTCCCAACCCTTTGAAACAGCATCTTTAATGAGTCCTGTTGTTACAGGCATCGCTAAACTGACACCATCTATTGTAGCACCAACACCGACACCAATAACATCCATTACTGTTCCTGAGCCAGTCTTGCCAAATGATTGAGCATTATAACTCCAATCACCCACCCAATCATCAAAAGCACTCCAACCTGTATCAGTATCCATTTCACCTTCTTTCCATCGTTTGGTCAGTTTATCTTGATGAAGCATCCTAGTATCAAAATTCTGAACGATTTGGTCTAGGTAGCTCGGAATATCTTCCGCACCATCTATAGGAATATCCAAAGTCTGTGGAACTATTTCCCCTAAATTAGATTGCTGGACAACTGCTGTTCCATTATTATCGTCTAATGTCTGTTCGATTGCTGTACCTAATTGTGCCATTAGTTTTTCTCCACGTATGTAATAATTTCATCGGGATATTGGTTTGAGATATCTATTCCTTGCTCATCATATAGAGGTCCGTTAGGTCTATATTGATATACTAATGCTCCACTCTCTTGCATTTCTTCGGTTGGTTGTCCATCCGCACCTAATACAGGCTCTAATATAGGTCGTATTCTTGGGAATACTTCTGTAACAGTTCCACCTTGTCCATCAGGAACAGTATACTCTTTCTTATTAGGTCTGACCATCTTAGGTATAACCATCTCTTCAAGTTTATTACCTGATGATTTTTCCCATCTAGTATAATAAGTGTTTCCATTCGCATCTTCTTTAGATACTCTTTCATTATATTCTTGTATAGCTCTAACAGTATACTTCTGTCTCAACCTAGTTAATTGTTCTAAGGCAGCACCTTCCATTGTAATTTCACCAGTCATTACTCGTTGTAGGAATATACGTTCTGCTGGAGTATCAAGTCCTCTCGCACCTATTCCTAAAGACTGAATATATGGGAAGACATCAGAACCTAATAATGCTGCAAGAAATTCAGTATCTGAAGCTGCTATCATAGCTTCTTCGCTACCAAACGCTGCAAAGGTTTTATCAAATGCTTGTTTGATGGTAGAGAAGAATCCAACATTCGGTGTACCTTGATTTAAAGTTCTCAGAACTGTATTTAGTTTATCAATTTGAGCTGGTCCTTTTTCAGCTAAGTCAATTTGTTTAGCCTGCTTTTCAGCTAAGAGAGTACCTACTGATTCGTCAAAAGAATCTTTACTTCCAAAATTAATATTAACTCCACCCGCACCTGCTAAAACCGTCACCATTTCCTGTAAAGTTTGGTCTGTGTATTCTAGTCCAGTTGCAGGGTCTATTTGACCTGCTAATCCTAGAATATATTCTTTCTTCTCTGCAAATGATGAAAGAGCGGTAGGTTTAAACTGACGTTGCATATATACATTACCTTCTGGGTCTAGACTATCTACCCATTCTCCATCTTTAAATTCTTGTGTTTTTAACATATCTGGAAATTCATCGCCAGCTCCAACTTGTCTTGTTGTACCTTCTTTCACTTGTCCACTGGTAGCTGCTGTAGCAGTTTTTGCTGCAGCTAATTGTTGATTTATACCAGCTGTAGTTTGAGTTTCAAATAATTTTCTACCTCTCTCTATAAACTTCTGAGCGATACCTGTGAAACCAGCATCAGAAAATTGTTGTCCTATAGTGTATAGAGTTTCAGGGTCATTAGGGTCTAAATTTCTGTTGGCATCTAGAATACTTTCGATAGTCTCTTGTCTCTCTTCCCCTATAGTTTTCATACCTGCCATATCAGCGAGGTTCTGCATAAGCATACCTCCAGACTGACTAGATAAATAGACAGAACCTCTACCTCTTGCTAAATTAGCAGTCTTAAAAGCATTATCTCTTATCGCTGCGTTCTCTGTAGCAGCTACATCTAGTAGACTGCCATAAGCACTTAACATATTTTCATCTGCCATTCTCTATACTCCTATTAAACTATATCACTATTTCTTGTATTATCAGTTAATGCTGAATAATATTGTTGACCACCACTTATTAATTGACTCAACCAGCCCGGCTGTGCTTCTTGTGTCACATTACCTTGTGTATTATATTTTGCTTTTTGGTCTAACATACCACTCCAGAACGCAGACCTAGTATCAGCATAATCTTGTCCACCCTCTCTAATTCCTTGCATATTAGCATTTACAGTTGTATACTTAGGTACGTTGATACCTAAAGTTGCATCTTCCTGTAACATACCTACTATATTCCTAGCTCCTTCACTTTGTGCGAGAGTTTCTGCTCCTAACATCTGTCTATAGTCTATACCTAGACCTATAGATGCTATTTTGTCAGCGAGTATACTCTTATTTATAGAATCTTCTATAGCCTTTTTATCGTAGTAACTTTCAGTTCCGTGCATACCTCTAGCGTATCTCGCTTCCTCTCCTTGCATCCTAGACTGTGCATAATCATCAGCACTAAATTCCTGAAGTAAATCAAATTGGCTTTTTGCTAGTTTATTAGGGTCGCCCATCATACTCTGAAGTTCTTGTGTTGCCAGAGTAGAAGAACCTATGAATCCTTGCATCAGAGCTTGATACTCAGGACTAAGAGTCTGAAGCATCTGTTTAGTCTCAGCGTCAAACTCTACGTTACCCGCAGGACCATAGCTACTCCAAGGTAGAGACCTCTCGTATGCTAGTGTATTCTCGTCAGATTGCCACTTTCTATTTGCTTCAGCAATCTTTTTCGCTTGTCTGCCACCAAATATAGAACTAAAGAGACCACCTAAGTCAAAGGATGAACCACCTCCGCCACCTTGACTTTTTCGTGGTAAGTTAGCCTCTTGTGTTTTATAAGCAGACTCACTCCAGCCTTCAGGTTCTCGTCTAGTAGCATCAGTAGGAGTACCTGTATCTACTGTGCCCCAATCCCATTCATTTGCCATCTCTCTATCTCCTAATTATTATGCTGTGCGTTCCCACATATGTACTACTACATATGGTTGTACTATGTCGTGTGTGTGTGCTGAACCACCACCTGCTGCTGATATTGCTGCACTAGAACCAAGATTTGGTTCTCCTGCACTACTATCCATTGAAGCGGCTGTTAATAGACCATCTTGTTTAAGAAGCCTATCATAAGAACCATTACTATGGTTATGCGAGGGTATCTCATCAGTAGTAAGTGTATGTGAATCAGTTTCAGCACCACCTGTTTTATCAAGTGTATCAAATGTTCCACTACCTGCTATACCCACAGGAACTCTACCTTCTGCATAAGCTGCCCAAGTACCAAATCCAAGAAGTGTTCCCGGATTTGTAGCCACCGCAGCGTTTATATATATAGAACCAACTGGATATATATAATTCTCCAATACATCCTTTACAAAGGCTGTCGTTGCCAGCTGTGTCGTATCTGTAGCTACCGATGCTGTCGGTGCTGCTGGTGTACCTGTCAGAGTAGGCGAAGCTGTATCTGCCTTTGAATTAACTGCTGTCTGTACAGTAGTAAACTCTGTATTAAAGTCTGCACCAGAAATTACTTTGTTTGCATCTGAGTCAGCTAGTGCATCCTTTCCAGACCAAGAAACTGCTATCGTATAATCTGCCATTATCTTATCTTCCCTTGTTTATGTAATAAAGTTAAAGTTTGTAGAGACGCATCAAATCCATTACTCTCTATATCTATCGCTATTTTTATGTTCTTAGCCGAACCTGTAAGTGGTGTCCTATATTCTCTTAGTCCAAATAGAGGTGCATAAGTAGAATTAGATGGATGTGTCGATGCTGAGTGTCCACCTCCAGAGTGAGCACCACCAGCAGTTGTTAATCCATACAAAGACGAAGATGCACCCCATAGAGATGTAGTACCAGTTGTTACAGGATTCAGAACTATAGAAGTCGTTGTAGATGGTGTAACACTAAAATCCTTGTACCACTTCAAACCTAAAGTTGCACCAGAGCCACCCTCCAACACCATAAATAATCTCTTTAATAGAGATGCTGCTACAGATTCACCTAGATTTACCCATATTGTTTCAAATGAACTCGTATAAGAAGCGTCTGTATAAGTAGATGCACCTGCTAAATCAGTATCATACCATTTCTCATATCCAGCCAGACTACCATCTTGTTGTCCTACCAATAATCCATATGTATCTGTATATGTTAAACTCGCTGGTTCTCTATCATTATCAAAAGACCAAGTAGTTATTCTAGGTCCACCATTAGGTGTCAGATGTTTAAAGTCGAATACATAATTTATATTCTTGTCTACAAAAGACATTAAATATATACCTTCATTCTCTATATAAGTAGATTTAACATTAGTGCTATTACCTATATCTCTTATTAATCTATCTTTAATATTAAGAGATAAATCAGTCAGAGGAACTTTATCCTTCTCTGTAGTACGAGCTAGAGACCTGAGACCAGTAGCAGATAGGAATACTAAATCATCACCAATATGCTGTACAGAATCTCTAGCGATACATCCAACTCCTCTGATAACTTCATTGAGTTTCATACTTCCAATGACATCCGGACTCTCATAGATAGCTATATTCTGCTTGCCAAATATTGCTAGCTGACCATAAAAAGGTGCTATAGCTATTATCTCATCTGCTCCCCATACATTCTTCAGGTCAAATGCACCACCTCCGCCTGCGGTAGTAAAATCATCACCATCTAAGAGAGCAGAATAATGTACTACATCCTTCTCTTCATCTACACCACCAGCCCATATACGACCATAAAATCCTGTAGCACAGCTAGGTTTAAATAGACCAGTTGTAACTGTAGGAGGCATAGTAGCTGTTCTAATTGCTGCATCATCCAAATGAGCAGCCTCAGTTGTATCATCTGCACCTCTAACACAAGGGTCAAATGTTGTTGGTGTTTTTCCAGTATAAGAAATTATTTCAGTACCAATAAGTATTTTTCCCTCTTGAGGAAAACCGATTGTGCTATCTACTGTTATAGCAGTAACAGAATCATTTATACCACTACCGTCATTTATAGCAGTAGTGTTATAATAAGCAGACCATCTCTCTAAAGCATCAGAAGCACCACTATATCTCTGAGGTACAATTCCCTCGTGAAAACAATGTAGTCTATTATTAAAGTTTACAAACTGCCAAGCTCCAGACGAACCCGAAACTGTATGTTGAATATCAATATTAGTTGTAGGAAACGCAGCAGCAGGTGTAGTAAAATCTACTGCATATATACTCGTACCATAACTAGCAAATATCTTATTAGTCCCTTGGTCATTATGTTCTATCAAAGAACCTATAGCTGCATCTGAACCATTAGGAGCAACTTTCTGTTTCAAACCTTTCCTGAAAGATATCCTTCCATTCTCTCTGAGGACTACATTATCAGCTTTAG